ATTAACTTACTTTTAAGCATAGCCTCATTATTTTGCTTTTCAATCTCAAAAGCTATCTCAGCCTGTTTTAACTGCATCTTGCCTTGCATCTCAGCCTGTTGAGCTTGCATTGTCATTTGCTGCTTCATCTCTTGAGACTTTAATGCCTGTTGAGCTTGCATTGCCTGAGCTTGCATTGCTTGTTGTTGCTGCTGCTCTTGTAGTGCTTTACGTTTTACTTTAAGTAATTGATTAGCAAGCTTGATGTTTTTAATTTCTCGTATATCGATAGCATCTTCTAGGTTAATATCTCCCTTGGACAATGCCATTTGTATATTCGCTTCAAGTTGAGCTTTTTGCTCTTCATCTGGAGCTATTTCAATAAAAATACCAAAGTCATAGATGTATAAGTCTTTTATCTGATTAAGAATACTAACATTATACTTTCCTATAGCATTTGCAAAATCATCTTTAAAATCTGCATACTGTAATATATCAGCTACCCTGTAAGTAATTGCTTCAGCTAAACTTCTATATACATACAAAGAGCCTTCAAGTATATGCCTAGTCGCAACATTAGAATTTAATGCTGCCAACTTCTGTAAACCAACCAATGAATTAGGATCAGGAGTAGATGCGTCTCTAGCTTCATTTAATCCTGTAACCTGCCTAATCATTCCTAAGTAGTGGTTATAATTGGAAATCAACATCTGTGTTTTACTTGCACCAGAACTTGACTGTAGTTCTTTAATTGGAATCTTTCCTTGATTATAGTCTCCATCTTGAGTATAACTTCTACCAATAACAGAACCTGTTTGGAAATATAATCGTAAGGCATCTTCTGGATTATAAGCGTTTCCTGTACCTAGGTCTACTTCATTCAATCCATCAGCATCAATATACACACCATCAGGTACTACTCTTGAAATAACTTGTTGCAGTTTTAAGTGAGTTATTTGTATTAGGTCTGCAAATGGAATCATACGCCTAGTTAAAGACTCAATAACCCCTTTATACATTCTAGGAGCTACTGCTACATAGTTTGGTAATGCGTGTTGTTGAGCTGATTTTGGTCTTACCATATTCTCAGCAAGTTCCCACTTTAAAAGAATATTTGTTCCCATAACCATAATACCCTCATACCATACATCAATGGTTTTTTCCATCTTTTCAAACCTTCCCTCCTCCATCATTTCGACTGGTGGATTGAATTGATCATCTTTTTCTATAACCTTTGTTCCTCCATTTTCTAGTATCTTCTTTTTATAAACTACTTTTTTAGTGGTCTTATAATTAAAATACATTAATGTAACGGTGTCTCTATAAAAGATGTCATTCTCATAAAACTGAGCCACGTTATAATAATCATACCAACTCTGAGAATACTTTGATATTTCCTCTAAATGGTCTTTGGTTAAAGACTGGTCAATTTTCATTAACTCGGTAATTGGAAGTGTTTTTATTTCACCCCAATAGAAACAGTCTTTAAAGTACGGGTCCTCGGTGTAGCTATACACTACATTGGCAGGGTCTACGTAAGACACCTGAACGCCCGCTCCGGGAAGGAACTCGTGCTTAGCCACACTAAGACCTAGAACAGCAAGGTCGTAGTCGAGACGCTTGCGCGTATCTGTATAGTGGTTCTCCTCAAGAATAGTATTGATGGCCTCTTCTTCAGCAATCTCAATAGCAGGCTTGTAGTTAAGCTGCATGTACACCTTAAGTTCCTCGTCGCTATTCGGCAAGTCCTCGGGGTTCATAGTGAACGGGTCTACACCAGTCTTCTCCTGAATGATTTCCAAGACGGGCTTGGCTACCATCTGCCCCTCAATCATATCCTGATACTTACTGCGCTTGGCCTGAGACAGCGCATCTTGAGCGTAAGCCTTGACCTTGAACACACGCTCAGACAAGCCGTTGACTACGATGTCAATAAACTTAGGAAGGACAGGAACTGGAGTCCAGTCTAAATTCAAATACGAAAGGTCGCCGTCAACAGCGAGCTCGTTCTTATACTTGGCAATACTCTGCTCACCACGAGCGTAAAGACGCAGGCGGTTGAACTCTCTCCATTGACTGTAGAACCTGCATTGGTTCCCGTCTCTTTTAAACCACTCGTACTGAATAGCTTGCCCGACCATCAAGCCGTACTCATCACTTGCCTTCTCCGAGTCAGAAGCGAACTGACTTGGAAACCCAGCAGCGGAGATATTTACCTTGACGTCCTTCATTTAGTCCAATCTTTCACTACGTGAACCACGGTTATTGTATCTCGGCAAGTTAATGCTTATAGAACTCTTCTTCTGCTCAGGTATATAGAGGTGTTTTTGGTTCGCCATAACCGCCAATCCACTACTGATTGTAGCGTCAAAAGCAGTACGGTTACTAATATCAAACCTCGCCCAATCCTCTAGCGTCCTGAGAAAGGGCATGCTACCCATCTCCCCGACATCTCTGTACGTTCCGTCCATGTCTACGCCGAGGTGCTTTTCGATATAGCTTTCGATAGCGGCGGCATGAGCTTGCTTAACATCTTCAGAACTGTTTGGTATACCACCTAGCTCCCGCTCAGTTTTACTTAGTTTGTTGAAGCTCTTGTCCGGACGGTTCATGCAGAACCCACGGTACCCCCGGTTCTTAAAATGGTAGAGCAGCCGTGGCTTGTTGTTCTCAATAAGGATGGGCATACCATAGAATACACACGCCATCAATACCTCCTCGAAGAATATCTCAGCCGTCTGCGGCCTAGCCACATACTCTAAGAAGAACTCGTTGGTAGGCGCGTCGTCCATATGGAACTTCGTCATTCCGTGAAGAGCACCATTAGAACCGCCGCCGCCCACAGTACCACTAATGTCGTAAGAGTCACATCCAAATGAGCCAAGGTGCTCATTACCAGCATACTTAATTCCACGCTTTTCTATAATTCTGTTCTGTTGACCCTTGTTGGGTGTCCAAGACACATTAAACCTACCCCGCTTATCGGGCCTAAATATCACCCGGCTATCTTTAATACCGTTCTCCCAACTGAAAGACCCGCGCGTGAGGTAGTGCTCCTTAACCAAGCTGTCCGCATAGTCTATCTGCTGATAGATTTTAGTGAGGTTGAATAGGCTTTGCTTGCTCTCGTCACGAAACGCGTGGGACTCAGTACGAGGGAACTGCCGATAGAATTCATTAAGCGCGTCAGGGTCGCTCTTTAGGCTGTCTACCTCAGCACTCCAGTAATCGATGGCACCGCCGCGAATCATCTCCCCATCAACACCACGTACCGGTTTCTCCTGAGTAGTGAAAACGGGATGACCGTACTGGTCTATGAACCCCTCCATATTGTATTCCATAGGAATGAACAGGGAGTACATCCCACTCTTAGTCTGGCCGTTGGCGTTACGTGACGTAGGGTCAGAGTCTTCGTAGAGCTTCTTGAAGTTTGAACCACCCTTAGCCAATGCATTCGAGGTGGAACCCATCAAGCACTTTCCGATAATCTTACTTCCCAATCGTAGGCAGGTCTTGGTTACCCTCCAATTGTTTAGGATGTTGTTTGGCTTGACCCACTTCCCGCTCTCGTCGTGGACCAGTAGGATTAGTTTCTCTCCGTCGTAGGAGTTGTCGTCCGTATTCTTCCAGTCGATGGTGGTGTCCAGTCCGAAAATCTCTTCGTCCTCCACATCGTACATATTCTTCTTCGTAATCTTAGACGCAGGAATACGGAACGCAAGCTCCGTCTTCGGTTTGTCCATACCATCTTGTATTGGCTTGAAAAAGAACGGAAGCCTATTGGCGATGGGGACTACCTTATCGGTGAACATCTTCTTGGCGTCAGAACCGGTCTTAGATAGGATGCCTACCCGTGAGTCTTTAGCCAAGGTGCCAGTGTTGACACACTCCGAGGAGCCCATAAAGGAAAATCCGGAACGACGAATCTTGAGATACATCATACCAAAGCATCGGTTGTCAGCTTTGCACGCCTCCCAGAAAATAAAGAAGACTCGGTTCGCCTCACGGAAATCAGGATAACCTACGTCGATACTCGTCCATTGCAAGTACATATAGTGGGCCCCCGTAACGTACGTCGCCTTGCCGTTATTGTAGAACCAGTGTCCTTCATCCCTACGGTCGAACTCACTCTCGATATAGTCTACCCAGTCAGCCTTAAAGCCCTTGGGCATATCGTTCCATTGGAAGATGTTCTGGACGCGGCTTAGGGCACGCGGAAACTCTTTGCGCACCCACTTGTCAGTGTCCCTATTCAAGTCCTTAGGAGCCGGGGGAAGAGCGATGTTTAATCCGTTGATGTTAATGATGCTACCAATCTGTCCAGACTTGGAAATGACCACCATATCGTACTTCTCATTGTACCCATAGAGCCACGTCTTAGCGCGGTTCTTGTTGGAAACAACGGACTTTGTAACCAAACCCTCTGCGGGGCGGTACAGTTTATCTTGACCTTCGCTCTGCAAAACCCACCTTGCTTTCTGTCTTGGCGGTGCCCGAAGCCAACTCCAGCGCCTCCTCTTCCGAGTCGATGCGGTTCAAGATTTCAAAGGCGTCGAAGATGGCAAGCTTCTTAGTGGCCGCCGCATTCTTCAACCTGTTCGCCGCAAGCTCATCGTCTTCGCTAGGCTTTAGGATATCCTCTTGAGCCACCTTAATCAGTTGCTCAACAGCTACCCTCCCCGCTGCGATGATGCTCTGCTTTAGCTTCTTTGAATCTTGCATGTTATTTGATGGTCGAACATCCGGTACAACTTCTCCCCGTCCACAGAAAACTCATACTCACTCTCCGGACAGAAAGTCACTGCATCACCAGACTCAATTCCTTGACCCTTAAGATAGTCATTTGGATACCGCATTATCCCAACCAATGGTTCTTCAGTTGTTGGCTTGAAGATGGTTGAATCTTCCGGGGGTACGGGCTCTACAAAGCAATATCGACCTTGGGGAATCCATCCGCCACCCGGAGCGCGATACATATAGAACTGGTCGAAGTCCACAAAGAACTGGTCCTCACGAAAGAAACTGCGGCCACTCTGCTGCCGACCCTTAATGTCGTTGTAGAACTTGAATACGTTGTGATGCACCAGTAGGGTATCCCCAATGGCGATAGGTCCCTGATACTCCAACGGTAAAGCAATTACCTCGCCCTCACGATTAGAGAAGCGGTGGTCTTCCTCATTCGAGTTTACGATGAGGTCGCCTTTAGTGTTGTTGTATCTCTGTCCCTTTACGATAAACTGATTGACTGCTCTCAAAAGTTAATATTGTATTCTATTGAAATAGGCATGTTGGCGCTGAACTCTTTCCAAAGCACCACGATGTCCTCCTGTTGGATGTAGATAAGGACACTCCCCGTCTCATCACTGTATTTAATTAAATGCACAGAGTGGGAGCTTCCAAGAACGGACTGCCCCACTATGTAACACATCGAGTCCTTGTAGTCAGGACCGATACAAACTTTGCGTATGTCTCTCACAGTGTAACAATACGGTACATTATCTGCAAAAAGCAATTGCTGTTACCATTTGTTGTAGCCGGAGGACTATCCGTGTAAATAGAGAGCGCAGTGTTTTCAGAAATACGAGCGTTATCTGTCATGAGTTGATTCATGCAGAAATACCCATCACCATTAGCATTAATAGAGCCCGGGTTAAGGGTGAACTGACCCTCTTCAGAAACACCAGTGTATGTTCCCAACTTAATTAAGTCTGGGAAATCATACTGAACACTATTAAAAGAAAGGCGGAAGGCAGCAGACATTACTTGAATGCTTCTAAGCAGACCCGGAGCCGCCACAATCTGTACGGGAGTGGTATCCAGCGTCAACATTTGGGCCGGAGTCAACTCCACCTGAACCTTAAACACGAGGTCCTCCCAAGAGGGACTAATTCCTCCATTAGATATCAGTGTCTGCCCTTGAAATCCATTGCTTCCACCAGAAGTAAAAGTTCCGGAAGACAAAATAATTCCGCCCGAAGACTGAATAATATTCCCGGAAATTAAAGAGGTAGACGTAATCGTAGGGGAAGTAACCGTACTGGACGTAATGTCTCCAGTAAGGTTGATGTCCTCCGTGGCCGTGTCTCCAGAGTTCAATACCGCCTGAAGGTCTGGAACAATACCGCTTCCGTTAGCTAAGTCAACAATGCTTTGAACCGTAAAATTTACAGTCGCGTTAGCGTCCTCAACGTTGGTACCAATGAGCAAGTCCTCAACAGTAGGCGTCGTTGGTGGGTATACGTTTTGATTGCTAATCTTAGCCATCTTACTTCTTCTTCCGGCGGTCGCCAGTAATAGCAGTGATAAGGATATCGAAATAACCAAATACGGCGTTGTCAGCATCCGTTGGAGTTAGGTTCACGATAATCTTAATGAACGCCATCATTCCGATGGTCAAGGCAATCCAGTTCTCTGAGATGAAATCAATCATAGAACCAAGGTACGCAATTCAATACAACCAAGAAACGTTGCCCGCTTTGCTAGGGTCACAGTCCACATGAATGAAATTCTGACCTATACCCACACGATTGAATCCGGCGGCAAGGAGACCGCGAAGGATAAGGAACCGTCGGTTGGAACTGTCGGCACGGATGTCAGCAGCCCAACCCGTAAGGTGGGAACTCCCCGCCACTCCACCTACCTCAGCATTATGCTCTGCCGTCCGAAAGCCAGAGTTGATGACGTAAGGAACTCCAGACTGCTCACGAGCTAAATCCAACTTCTCTAGGAAGATATCCTCCATCTCATGACCCGAGCCGGGGATGTCTGGACTGTCGAACTCAGAGTAAGTGAAGTACTTCATTTCATTCCCTTTTGCGCGAGGAGGAGCTTGAGCTCGTCAACAGAATTCATGAGCTTCTCTAGCATACTCATGACCTGCAACTCCTGCTTCTCCAACATAGCGATGCGTCCCTTTAGCTTTCCGATTTCGGTTTGAAGCTTGAAGTATACTCCAATAAGCGCCCCCGCGAGGGTAAGGATTTCGAATAAGGTAATGGAGCTGGACATGTCGCCTCGTATGATGTGCCGTCCCAATAAATCCAGTACTGGTCGTGCTTAGCTTTCTTATCGTAAATATAATTCAGCGACATTATTCCTCTGGCCCCTCTGGCAACCAACCAAGAGCCCTAGCTTCGACCTCTGTCAGTTGCTCCGAGGTGGATGGGATAAGCTGCCCGAAAGGGACAGAGCCCCCACGGTTGGCATCGATGTAAAGTACCAACCCGTCCTTCTCCTCTTGTGGCACCTCCGGCATAAGCAGAAGTAGTTCAGTAAGG